AGAACGCATCATCATTCCACTTTATTATGAAAAGAACTTAATTGGTCTCCAGGGAAGATCTATAAATCCAAACCCTGTTAAATATATTACCGTGATGCTTGATGATGACGCACCAAAAATCTACGGATTGGATAACATCAGAAGAGATGCTCCAGTCTATGTTACAGAAGGACCTTTCGACAGCACGTTCATTCGCAACGCGATTGCTATGTGCGGAGCTGACGCTGATGTTGGTCGTTGGGGGATTAGCAATCCTGTGTGGATCTATGATAACGAACCACGCAACAGAGAGATTACAAACAGAATCTCTAAGACCATCGATTCTGGTCAGTCGGTAGTCATCTGGCCTGAGAGCATCGATGACAAAGACATAAATGATATGGTGATGAATGGACTGGATGTGCAGTCTGTGATAGAATCAAACACATACTCTGGACTAGAAGCAAAACTTAAATTTACCACCTGGAAGAAGATATGACGAACGGCACCAAGGTTAAAAAGAGAGACGGAAGAATTGAACCTCTTGACCTAGAGAAGATGCATTTGATGGTTGAAGAGGCGTGTACGGGTCTTGCAGGGGTGTCTGCAAGTCAAGTCGAGATCCAGTCCGGTATTCAATTTTATGACGGAATTACCACTGGAGAAATTCAGGAAATTCTGATTCGTTCTGCTTCTGACCTGATTGATTTGGATCATCCCAACTATCAGTTCGTAGCAGCACGTTTGCTTCTGTTTAGTCTCCGTAAGAGTCTCTACGGAAAGATGAGAGAACTTCCTCATCTTGAGGCACATATCATGGACTGCACTAATATTGATGTGTATGATAAGGATATTTTCCTCAAGTATTCAAAGGAGGAGATTGACAAAGCAAATGGATTTATCGATCACAATCGTGACTTTGATTTCACCTATGCCGGCCTGAGACAGGTTGTGGATAAATACCTAGTACAGGATAGAAGTGGTGGTGGAGTCTATGAGACTCCACAGTTCATGTATATTATGATTGCTCTGACAATTTTCTCTGGGTATCCAAAAGATACTCGCATGTCATACGTTAAGAGGTACTATGACGCCATCTCCAAACACAAACTCAACATTCCCACACCTATCATGGCGGGAGTGCGAACTCCACTTCGACAGTTTGCTAGCTGTGTTCTTGTTGATGTTGATGACACCCTCGATAGTATCTTTAGCTCTGATATGGCAATTGGCAAATACGTTGCACAAAGGGCGGGAATCGGTATCAACGCAGGCAGAATCCGTGGCATCAACAGCAAGATCAGAGGCGGAGAAGTTCAGCACACTGGCGTTGTTCCGTTTCTCAAGAAGTTTGAATCAACTGTCCGATGCTGCACTCAAAATGGCATCAGAGGTGGATCAGCTACGGTCCACTTTCCGATCTGGCACCAAGAAATCGAAGACATCATCGTCCTGAAGAATAACAAAGGTACAGAAGATAATAGGGTTCGCAAACTTGACTACTCAATCCAGATTTCAAAACTTTTCTACGAACGTTTCATTAAGGATGAGGAGATTAGCCTCTTCTCACCGCATGACGTACCAGGTCTGTATGATTCCTTTGGTACTGATCGGTTCGATGACTTATATGTGGGTTTTGAACGAGACGAGTCTATTCCAAGAAAAACTATCGGTGCTCAAAAACTCATTCTGGACCTCCTGAAGGAGAGAGCAGAGACTGGTCGTTTGTATATCATGAACATCGACCACTGCAATTCTCATTCGTCCTTTAAGGATAAAGTGAATATGAGTAATCTGTGTCAGGAAATCACCCTGCCTACAGATCCTATCAATCATATCGATGATGAGTTTGGTGAGATCGCCTTGTGTATTCTCTCTGCCATCAACGTTGGTAAAGTCAAGACCGATGATGAATTAGAAAATCTTTGCGATCTTTCCGTCCGTGGCCTGGAAGAATTGATTGACTATCAAGAGTATCCCGTAAAGGCAGCAGAACGCGCTACAAAGGCACGGAGATCTCTTGGAATTGGTTTTATTGGTCTGGCACACTATCTTGCCAAACTTGGATTTAAATATGACTCACAGGAGGCATGGGATGCAGTTCATGGTTTGACTGAGGCATTCCAATACTATCTCTTGAAGTCATCTAATCAGATTGCTAAAGAGAAAGGCTGGTGTGCAGACTTTGGTCGCACCAAGTATGCTGATGGAATTCTTCCTATCGATACATATAAGAAGGATGTTGATGAAATCTCTAGTCAGGAGTTAGAGCATGATTGGGATTCTCTTAGGGCGTCTATCTCCGAATACGGTTTACGGCACTCAACACTGTCTGCTCAGATGCCATCGGAGAGCAGTTCCGTTGTGTCAAACGCAACAAATGGAATCGAGCCACCTAGAGACTATCTGTCCATTAAGAAAAGTAAAAAGGGACCACTCAAACAGATTGTCCCTCAATATGGGTCTCTTAAAAACAATTATACTCTCCTTTGGGATATGGAGTCCAATCGTGGTTATATTAATGTTGTTGCTGTGATGCAAAAATTCTTTGATCAGGCAATCTCTGGCAACTGGAGTTATAATCCAGAACAGTATCCTGATAATGAAGTCCCAGTGTCCACCATGGCACAAGACTTTTTGACTACATATAAGTACGGTTGGAAAACCTCTTACTATCAGAATACTCATGATATGAAAAATGATGAGGTAGTAGAAGAACCTAAATCAAATTTAGATAATCTGTTAAACGAATTAGAACAAGCCGAGGAGGGAGAGTGTGAATCCTGTGCAGTTTAAAGTATCTTCCGTAGAGGACAACAACATGACTAAAGTTAAGGGCATGACGGTCTTTAACACAGAACAAGTTAATACAAAAAAGCAACCGATGTTTTTCGGTCAACCTCTGGGAATTCAGAGGTATGATTCATATAAGTATCCTATTTTTGATAAACTTACTACTCAACAATTAGGATACTTCTGGCGTCCAGAAGAAGTTTCACTGCAGAAAGATCGTGGGGATTATCAAACACTTCGCCCTGAACAAAAGCATATCTATACAAGCAACCTCAAGTATCAGATTATGCTTGACTCCATTCAAGGGCGTGGTCCTGGGATGGCTTTTATTCCTTACTGCAGCCTACCTGAACTAGAGGCATGTATGGAGGTCTGGGGGTTCATGGAAATGATCCATAGTCGCTCCTACACATACATCATCAAGAACATCTACAGCGACCCCTCAGAGGTCTTTGACAAGATTGTGACTGATGATCGCATTCTGGAACGTGCTAGTAGTGTTACAGCAGCATATGATGACTTCATTAGTGGTGCTCACCAGTACGACAACAGCACTATGTGGGAACTTGCCACAGAGGGCCACTATGCAGGGTCTATCGAAAGACGTGAATTAAAACGCAAACTTTATAGAGCAGTTGCAAATGTCAATATCCTTGAAGGAATTCGGTTTTATGTTTCTTTTGCTTGCAGTTTTGCTTTTGGTGAACTTAAACTCATGGAAGGTTCAGCAAAAATTATCTCCCTTATTGCTAGAGATGAGAACCAACACCTCGCCATCACCCAAAACATTCTGAACAAGTGGAAGAAAGGTGATGATCCTGAAATGAAGCAAATCATGAAGGAAGAAGAGGAATGGACCTACAAGGCATTTGATAATGCTGTGAACGAAGAGAAACGTTGGGCTGATTATCTGTTCAAGGATGGATCGATGATTGGTCTGAATGATAAACTTCTCCAGCAGTATGTTGAGTGGGTTGCTAATCGTCGTCTGAAAGGCATCGGACTGAAGCCTGTTTACGATGTAGCAGCATCTGCTAACCCACTGCCCTGGACACAGCACTGGATCTCTTCTAAGGGTCTCCAGGTAGCACCACAGGAGACTGAGGTAGAGTCTTACGTTGTTGGTGGTATTAAGCAAGATGTGAAAAAGGACACATTCAGTGGTTTCCAACTCTGATCTTTGCTTAAATAGGGGGAGTGTAATCTCCCCATATGCCTAAAAATCAAATAGAGAAAGAAGAACTAAAAGTTCGTGTGATGAAACTGAAGCACCAAGTTGACCTGGAGGGTGCGGACGTGTGGCAAGGAGAGAGAAACCTTGCTCATAAATACCTGAACGAGGTATTGAACATTATTGATGAGTATCGATATTGATTATGAAAATCCATGGATCTATTGTGACAGACCTTTTACTAGTGACGATATTCACGACTTTTATGGTTTTGTGTATAACATTACCAATCTCACCAACCAACGACAGTACGTTGGGAGAAAGTATTTTTGGAGTCATCGAAAACCTCCGGGGAAAAAACGTCGAGTAAAAAAAGAATCCGACTGGAAAAATTACTATGGGTCTTGCTCAGAACTTAAAGAAGATATTGAACGACTGGGTAGACAAAACTTTAGTCGCACTATCCTCAGCTTACATAAAACAGCTGGCAAAACAAACTTCGAGGAAACAAGACAACTCTTCCTCCACGGAGTCCTTACCGAATCTCTTGACACAGGAGGACCTGCCTACTACAATAGTAACATCCTCAGCAGGTACTTCCGAAAAGACTATTATGATGGAGACTGAAGAAATCGTTGCCGACGTTCGACAGTGGGCAATCGATAAAGTTCAAGAGTACAACGGCAAAGGAATTGAAAGAATCTATGATCAGATGGCTATCATGGCAGAGTTTGACGAATGGTTCGACCCTAAAGAAGATCTAGAGGTTGTATCACTTGACGAAATCACAGAAGAGCAGTATGATGACTTTGTTGATTACTCAGACGGTATCGAAAGAGCATAATCAACTGCGGTAATCCCCTTGGTGGTTCAGGGTTAGCGGCGATAGGAACCACCATATGACTCAGTAGCTCAGCTGGATAGAGCAACTGCCTTCTAAGCAGTCGGTCATAGGTTCAAATCCTATCTGAGTCGCTGGG